TAGATAGATCAGTAGTAGAGACTAGGTTTGTAACCGCACTTGCTATTGCGGTGTCTGCGTCCGTTTTCGTGTAATGGTTAGTTGTCAGCGTGGCATTAGTTGCATAAGGGCCGAGCGCAGTAGATAAATCAGTAGTAGACACTAGGCTTGTAACCGCACTTGCTATTGCGGTGTCAGTATCGGTCTGCGTGTAATAATTAGTTGTCAGCGTAGCGTTAGTAACATAAGCGTTTAACGCGGTGGATAAATCAGTAGTAGACACTAGGCTTGTAATCGCGCTTGCTATTGCGGTGTCAGTATCGGTCTGCGTGTAATAATTAGTTGTTAGCGTAGCGTTAGTAACATAAGCGTTTAACGCGGTGGATAAATCAGTAGTAGAGACTAGGCTTGTGATCGCGCTGGCTATCGCACTGTCAGTATCGGTCTGCGTGTAGTAATTAGTTGTCAGCGTAGCGTTAGTAACATAAGCGTTTAACGCGGTGGATAAATCAGTAGTAGAGACTAGGCTTGTGACTGCGCTTGCTATCGCGCTGTCAGTATCGGTCTGCGTATAGTAGTCGTTTGTTAGAGTTGCCCTTGTAGCGACTAACCCAGTAGTTGGATTATTAACAGTGGCCTCTAAGACATCTGAACGGCTAGATAGGGCTGAGTCAGCAGTAACCCGCGAAGTTTTTTCGCTAAATACGAGCCCCGCTGATAACTGAGCAACATCTGTTCCGCTGTAATTACCACGCATCTGTGTGGCAAGAGTTTCTCTACTTGTTGCTTCTGCACTGTCTGCGGTAGAGCGAGTAGAAGCTTCTTGCTGCAAGGCTGCTATCGACGCATAGTTTCCTGGCAAAGTCACTGAAGTCAGAGTTGTTAACTGCGTATCTAAAGCTGTGTCGCCATTAGCACGGTCCACCGCCTCGGCAAGTATATCCGCTGCACTAGCAGCCGCCTGCGTGTTAATAGCGGCTGTTCTAGCAGCTGCCTCTGCTTGGATAGCCGCTGTACGTGCGTTAACTTCCACTAATATAGCCGCGTTGCGAGATATGACTTCAGCCGCAATTTCTTGGCCTATTCTTACGTTGACAGAACCGGCACCATTACCATCAATTAAGTTAATCCTAGAGGCGAGAGTGTTATATAACTGACTTTCTGTAATCTCACCATTTAACAACTCAAGCATGAATTCTACGTCGACGGCCGTTTCAGCAAACGTACCGGAATTCGAGTTCCACGGCCCTCGTTGGTCACGAGTGTTTACGTGCCTGACCCAATAGTAATACGATGCATCTGACCCGACTTGGTCTGTAAAAACACTCCCATGCTCTACACCAACAAGGATTGCGTCCGCTAGTTGGTCGGTATCATGGCGCCACACTTCCGTAAAAGCATGCGGCGCATATTGAAGATACGCTTGATCCCAATCAAGGATGACAACACTATAAGCCCCCGTCGCTTCGAACCCAGTTGGTGCCGTGGGGAGAGAGGTTTCGAGATCTTCCCCCGCGGGTAACAGGGTGGCTTGGTTCTGCCCAAGCACGAACGGCTTGCCCTCAACGGCCAGCCCGCTGTCTATAAGCTCGCGCGCGGTGACAGCCCTGTCTCGAGGGTCTCCCCTTCTGCCCAGCCGAACTTCCACTGCTTCCACTACCGATTCTAAATACCTGCGCAGCGCAGGACTCGCATCCGGCGGTAGTTTTGGAAATCCAGGTATCTTAGTTTCTTTGGGCGTCCTCATGCGTTCAGCTCCGCAACTGTCGAGGCCAGTACTATCTCGTTAACTTGGTTTACTGAGGCTACTTCTACTTCCCACTCACACCCATAGTTAGAGGGTAGCCGCATGACAGGCGCGGTGAGGTTACCGTTACTAATACCAGCTGGGACAGTAGTCACTTGCGTGTACACACCGGCCGTCTCCTGCAGTTGATAATCAGAAACAAGAACGCCGTCTGCCCACACCTTGACATCAATGGGGTACTGGTCGCTGTGCACCTTTATACAACCCATGCTCATAGGTGCGCTGACAAACTTACGGCTTTTCCAAGAAGACGTTCGCTTGGCACTTGCCCCTCGAAACTCAACAATCTCATTGTCGATAATTAGATAGAGCTTGCCTGTCTTCTTGCGGGTGAATCCGCCGCGAACCGAGTCGCTCATAGTGAAAGTCGAGAAGGCATTCTGCGGTTGCCGAGGGTCAAATATCCACCCGCCGTGGTTAACCCCATCGTCCCAAAAAGCCACGTAAAGCCCTTCGTAAAGGAAGGCTTTATAAGTGGACCCGTAAAAATCTGCCGCCCACTGTTTCGGTTCTATAAACTCGGCCGAGACGACAGCACCTGAGGTATTTGACACTTGAACCAACCCGTCTGGCCCTGAGTAAAGAACGTATTCACCCATGTCGACTATTGAGTTCTTGTTAATGCAGGACTGCGCAACATCTACTTGTATAGCGACCATCGCGGAGGGCTCAGTACCGGTAACGAAATACGGGTAGCCCTTGGTCATTACCACTAAACCGTTGTTAGTTGCCGAGAGCCCAACGATTTCCTCTTCAATAGTCATCCGGTACTGAACCGGCCAAGCGTGTGGCAGGTAGGGTTCCGACAGGCACAATCTCGCACCGGCAAAACCAGCAAAAACACCGTTGCCAATAGGAAGCATCCCCTGCAAGGGACCGTCGGGGTAGAGTGATGTGTTGTCGTCTGGCGGGCCAACCCACGTTTCAGAAGGCAGCACTTCGCCTAAAGTTTCTGACGCTTTGTTGTCGCTGTAACTGACACTGGCGTAAGGCACTTCTGCAACGAACTGAAAGTAAGTCGCAGTGCTGCCGACATTGGCGCGATAGATACGCTTAAGCCCGTTACTAAAGTCGTATGCCCCCGAAGGGTTATTCACGCTAGGCATGGATATAGAGATAGTTTCTGTAGACGTCCACTCGACAATAGCAGAGGCCGCGCTTGGTGGGCCCTCTTCGCCAAAGCTCGTGACAAGCGTGTACACGTAGGAAAAATCTTGTGCTTCCTCCGTGTCAGTCGCGGTGCCAGTTTTCGCCAATGTTGGCGCGGCAGTGGGTGCCGGTACGCCTAGCCGATAAGAAGCCGCTGGGAATACTGAACCGCTTATCATACTGGTGTATGTGCCTACGCGCGGATAGTCTTGCCCAGTCCAATACGCTCTTTCATAAGTGTCTTGCGCAATCGGTGACTGAACCACGGAAACATTTGCTTCGTTAAACTGAAACACAGACCCGCCATCTACGCCTATGCGCTCATAGTAATACAGAGATTGGCGCGCGCCGGTCGATAGTGTGGCAACTGACAAATCTTGCTCGATAGGTGACAAGCGTCCAGTTGTAAAAGTCACATTCTCGGCTTTCTGGCCAAGGGTTTCGCCAAGTAGTCGCGCTGATTTAGCGGGGGCGATCCCCGAGAAACTTTCAAGTCTGAATACGGCCATTTAGCCCCCTTTGTGCTCCATCCAGAAAATGGCGAGAAGCGCTGATAGAACCGCGGTAGTAACAAACTTGGCAACGGTCACGCGAATAGCGCGCTTTGTCCCGCGCCAAGATTCAAGCAAATTGCGAATTTCGTGCATATCGCCATAGGCGTTTTCGTCATGAAGTCCTATCGAACGGAGAGCTTCTTTTGCCCCCTTTTCCGCCGCGGCTTCAAGGAGCATGGATAATCTATCTTCGTCGCTAGGCAACATTTGAAACACCTCCTAAAACTATCTAGTAATTACGGCTGCGAGAACCGCAAAAAGACAGGCAAACAACACCGTCCCAATAATTGCAAAACCAATACCGTCAATGATTAAACGTCGCCTTGCAGCCTGAGCTCTGACTGCTTCTAATCTTTGCTTGCGGATACGTGCCCTAGTCCGCATCATGTCCACGTAGACTTCTTGCCCTACTGTATAGGTGATAATCTCCCTCAGCTGTTTTTCCATCTGTTGCGTCTTTTGTTTTGCCATTGTTATCTGAAGGGCTGCTGACTCTACTGAGCTTTTATCAAATAACTTAGACATTGCAGATGCGTTTTCAACATTAGCTTCCGCTTCTGAAATCTTATCCTTCGCATCAAAGAACGCGCCAAACTTCTGAGCTAGGTCGTTAATTTCATGGCCCTTATTTACAGCCTGTTGGATGTAGCTAAATGCCCTGCTTGCTGCGGATACTGCTGCGACAATTTCAATCATGTGAACACCGCTTATATTTCAGGAAACAAACAGTCCTGAATAAATCTGTGAACTACCTTTTCTTGGTATCCAAGCGCGGCCATGACTTTCGGTGTGTGGGGATTCTGCTTCTGCCAGTAACAATATTTGTTCTGGGCGCCAGTAAAATCTACTTCAGCGCGACCCCCGACGTTTTCTAAGTAGTACTCAAGATTGTTACGTACCAACTTAATTACTTTATCGAGCTCTTCCACATCGGTGATAAAACCCGCTGCGACCATATTGCTACTGAATATATTCCTCGCCCATTCGGGCAGCTCTCTCTCTTTAGACCAGCTGTATTCAGTGGCTTGGTCTTCAAACTCCAAGAGCATTTCATGATTCTTGTCTATCGGACTAAAATCATGAAATGCACCTGTTACTTTCTTGGGTCCGGCAATTAGATCAAACCCAAATACGGGAGACCCGTCGTTTGTATGTGGGAACACCGTCAGGTGCATCATATACAGCTTCTTGGTTTCGCTTGCGTCTACAACGTCAAGATGAGCGCGGCGAAAAGTCTTAGAGCGCCAAAGATAGTTTGCCCACGGGTATTCATGGCCCTCGTCGTATATCTCGTAAGCGTCTAATGTAGCTACAAGCCAATCCCGCAGGGAATCAAGCTTAGTGAATATTGTGCTTCTCGGCGATGTGGTCATATAAACCTATTACAAAGTTAAAGGCCGCAACTGCTTCTTGCATTTCAGCTTCGTCGTGTTTTAAGTTATCTCGAATCTTTGCAATCAAATCTTTTCGGCCATCAAATTCATACCGGCGACACTTTCCTGGGAGCTTGTCCTTTAGCATTTGTCCACCAAACATATCCCCCATATAGTGGACATATATATGAGCAAGCGTTGCTGCCTTGGACTGATGCCATACTCGATCACAATACTCGGCAATAAAGTCATGATAAATTGTCGTCTCTAGATTATGCTCAGACGTAAGTTCCACTAAATCTTCTAGCATCCGCGAAAAGCGACTAATACCGCCCAACTGCTTTATCCAGCCAACCCGCCGCGCTTTGCTCTCTACATCGCCATAAGCGAGTAAAAGGTTCGCTAGCAGATCTGCATAGGCAGCAGCACTAATGGTCCCATTAACCATACTCTGCGCCAGAGGGTGGTGCTCTGCCCTATCATGTATTGGTTTTATGTAATCTCGTAACGTCATGCACCGTTACCTTTTGCAAACTGGCTGTCCATTGGCTCCTTTATATGAGCCCATAAAACTAACGAGTGCCTAGTACCCGCTAAAACCGGAGTTACTTTATGCGGGAATATGGACGGGAAAATAACCATACGCCCTCTTTTCTTCTCTACGCCGCAATTCTTGCTTGCTACCCGTAGCTTGAGATTCCCCCCCATGTGGTCATCTGGATCAGACAACTCCACTGTTGCGCTGATTAATCGACTTGCCGCAATACCATTAGTACTTGAATCAACGTGCCAACCGTAATGCGCTAACTTGTGGTAGTGCGAAAACTGAATTGGTTCCACGTAGTTGAGGTCGAGGAAATAATGGCCTTTTGCTACATCAAACAGGTTACCCACTAGTCGCTGCATTAAAGGGTCAAGTTCACTGCCTTCAGCAACCCAACTAACTTGGCCCTTTCGCTTTGCCCACGGGAAAAATTTATAAACCGATTGTCCCGTTTGATAATTACCTTGCTGTAAATTTGCAGTTCCGAAACGAATGATTTCTTCACATTCCTCATCCGTGAGAACCCCATCTAGCCATCGATAAGATGTTCTCATTCAGGGACATCAGCCTCCGTAGGAGCATTAGGTACTTCTGGCCAAGTAACGTCTTCGGGGCTTTTTACCTCTGGGTAAGCGGCCGGCAGATCCCTAAGTGCCCGACGATAAACTGTGTAGGCAGCTTTGTCCTCATCCGACAAAGGACAGTCAGGTAACACAGACCAATCTGTGTCACGTAATAACATATCGCGCTGATGCCGAATGTAGATGTTAGTCAGGTAAAACTGATCAAGAGTAACGACCTCATAATTCCAAGCCCAAGCACCGTCATCATTTTTCGCGTAGCCATTAAGTTCCGCTCTCTGCCCCGCCTCAACAGTCGGGGGGTTGTTCACGACTACTTGATAACCTATCGCGGCGAACTCTTCGTCGGTCATGTCACCAATAGCGACAGCCAAATTGTCGCGCGCGATTGGACTACTAGTCGGATCGCCGTCCCCATTCATAGCTAAGTAATATTTCTGCATTTAAGTAATTCCTTATGTAGCGTTCGCGGGGTACGAGCGTGAATTGTTTGGACCCCAGATAATTCTGACGCCGCCACTGCCGCCGTTACCTGATGCGCTTGGCCAAGAAGTTCCTGGACCACCGCCGCCGCCGCCATGAGCGCCGCCTACAATATTGCTCGAATCTTGCGCAGTACCTGACCACGGGTTCTCTCCGTAATAACCGTTGCTGCCACCAGCGCGACCAGATCCACCAGCACCGCTAGACAGCGAGGTGGTGTAACCCTGCCAAGGGTTGTAAGCAGGTTGACCACCATTAAGTGGGCCTTCGCCGTTTAACCCTGTACCGCCGCCAGCGCCGGTTCCATAGGTCGATGAGTAGTAACCCCCGCCGCCAGCACCAGCACCATCGTTTGCGTAATTGGGAAAACTTGTTTCGTATCCGTTACCGCCTCGATATTGATATCCGCCAGCGCCGGCGCCGCCTTGATAGTTCGGCGCGTGGCCACCAGCACCGCCGCCATCGCCGGTATACCCACCGCCAGTAGTGTTATTATTGTTTGGTCCATCTGCATGACAAGCGCTACCGCTTGCGTTCCCGCCGCCTCTACCACACACAGTATTTTCGTCTATGAAATAGGAATCGCCGCCCTTCAGTTGGGCAACGCCACTGGCGGTAGTGGAAGTTCCGCCGTAGCCGACGACTACGGTGTAAGATTCTCCTGGATTTACGGGGATAGCGTTTTTCCAGCCAAGACCCGCACCGCCACCAGCGGGGTTAGCCCAGTTATCTTGCCCAGCACCGCCGCCGCCAATAGCAACAACACTTACGTCGTAACAATCAGCAGGGCAAATCCAAGAATACGTGCCGGCCGAATAAGTCTGCTGCCCAGTGGCAGTTGTTGGCAATTTAAAAATTCTACTTAACTCGCTTTCTACGGCTGCTATTTCAGTGCCGTCCTCTAAAACGCGAGTAAACCCACTGCCCTTAATTTTAATTTCGGCGGTGACTGAGCCCGTTTCGAGCTCATCTACTACTAATTTAGTCATAGTAAAGAACCTCCGCCAATTAGGCGTTTTTAGTAATGAGCTCAACAGTAACGATGTTATTGTTGTAGGTGGTATCCCATGATCCACCACTGGGGTAAACCATCACACCGTGCCAAGTATCAGGTGGAGCACTGCTGCCATAGCTGCCCCAAGCCATATCGGAAAAGTTAGGATTGGTATAGCTTGTGTTCTGTTGGTACGTAGTCCGTATTCTGTGGTGATGGCCACCCGTAGTACCATACTTGTGAGGGCAACCCTCGTACTCGAACAACATTCCATTACCGTAGGAGTCGCTGTTGGTGCCATAGGCATTGGTGTACCCAGGAAACTGAAGCCACCCCCCGTTGCTGTTACTAGTGGTGCTGTTGGTTTCGTTGTTGCCTTCGTAGTAGTCGTTGTAACCGGCACCTAAATAACCGGTAGTAATTGCACTTCCACTAGCATCAACGCCTATTATTCTAGTTTGGAAATTAGTCGTGGCGTTCATTCTGCCGTGTATTTTGACGATCAAAATATCGTCAGTTGATACGCCAGCTAACACATCCGTCCACATGATCTTGTTAGTGGCGTTGTAGGTACTGCCAGTAACCGCGAAGGCTTTGCTGTATTTAGATACCTGTACCGACGTCGCTCCTGATGCGAAGCTCAACGCCCCCGAACCGTCAGTTACCATAATATCGCCAGAGGCACCGTCTGAAGTTGGCAGAGTAAGAGCAGCCCCACCGCTTTTTTGGATTTGATCAACAATGATCTTAGACATAATTTAAGCCCTATTTATTGAAACAGCGCGAAGCCGTTCGGATTAAGTACAAAGTGATAAGATCCGGTGGGGATCGTATAAGTGACACCGCTATTAACGGTGAATGTGTCCATCGAGAAACGCATGGAATTTGATACCGCCGTCTCGTCCGCAGAGATCGATGCTATGAACGGAATCTCTGTTGATGAGACGCTGCCGAGCTGTGTATCTGTGTAAGAGTTAGCTGCGGTTGTGGCTGCAGATTGTGCTCCTGACGCTGCCGTATCGACATAAGTCTTTACTGCATACTCAGTAGGCACCGCAGAGTTACTACCTCCTGATAGAGTGGGATCGGCGGAAAACTCGTTAATAGTTTCGCCGAGCTGTGCGCCAATAGAGCCGAGTCGTAACGATGTAAGACCCGCCAAATCAAACGCACTGGCATTAAGTGTCGCCCTACCCGTTGCTTGATCAATTCGGAAGTACTCACCAACACGGAAGTTTCCATCTTGGTCCGTAGACACGTAGTACACACGTCCAGGAAACGTTTCATTTGTCTCGTTACCTTGAGCCGGCGGCTGTGATGGAGCGCCAGGATAATTTGTAGTCGTTATCCCGCCAGTGCCGATGTTCAGGAAGTCATGGCCTGTCAGTCGAATTTGGGAGTATTCTTTGCGCAAATGCACCGCTGCATTATCAGCTGACCCAGCAACTTTCTCTTGAGCAAGTACAATGACCAGTTCGCTTGTAGCGTCTGTATATGTACCGCTTACCGATTGGATAACGTAGGAGATAGAGTCGCCCGCAATTGACAAACTCATTCCTGGTTTTGGAAAACCATCAAAGCCGTCCATTATTAGGACGAACCCAGATTGGTCTTCCAACCCGCCACCACTCACTGCTCCCGTAGCGTTGGAGGTTCCGAAAGTAATTCCGTTAGTCACACCGAAGGTGCCGGTAACGTCTTTTACGTAGACCTTGTTAGCAGTCAACTGGACGTTAGTGACTGTGGCGGTGCCACCAGTGACATCATCCGTAACTGTTTCACCTTCGACCGGACTTCCCGAAGCAAGTGTGAAGTTAAGTTCTTGACCGAGGATAGTGCCAGAAATGTAAGCTTCGTTGGTGTCATAGCCGCTTGATACTGCGCCCCATGTGCCGTAAGAGTTATTGCCATTCAAAGCACGGATAAAACCGCCGCCCGTTGTGGCATAACCGAAGTAACAGTAGTAAGTGAAGCACGAGACGATCTCAGCTTTACCAGCGTCCTTAATCCAGAAGCCCACACCGTTATCAGCAATGACGGTGTAGCCGTGGAACAACATCGACTTATTACCGGTCGAATGCACTGATCCATCTACAATCGCACCGATTGCATTTTGTCCTATCGCCGAGCACTCAATCACATAAGGTGACTTGACCGCGATTGCAGATGAGGGGTTTAAAGCACAGAACACACCTTTTGCAGTAGACGTAGTGATGTCTTCCGCAGTAGAGCCATATGTCCAACCCGTCATACCCTTGAAGGTCATCTTGTTAAGCAAGGAACCATCGGATAGCAACCACATGGTTGCTTCGTTATTTAGTGTCGAGCCGTCGTCAGAATTACCTGAGGCTGGCTGAACAATTGTTGTTCGTTGGCTGTCGCCGACAATCGCTACGTTGGTAGGAACTACGATTGGCAATTGCTCATCGTATGTACCGTTCTTTACGTAGATAGTTGCTTTAGCATTAGCGGGAACTTGCGCACACGCATACTTAATAGATGCGTATGGGTATGTAAGGCTAGAACCATACGCCGCAAGATCTTGCCCGTGGGAAGCCACGTAAAAAACATTAGCAGAACCATCAGTGGCCCACTCTAACGTAACACCATCACCATTAATCGAAAGTGACTTGCCCGCATCGCCTGATTGGATAGCGGGCAGAACGTCTGAACCACCAGCAACAAACAACGTCCAGCGGTTATCTACATCTTTGTCGTTTGCGAAGTCGCTGGTAGAGGTGTGGGTTGAATTAGCAATGTAAACTGTGCCGACGCTGTCCCTGACAATATCGTCAGTTAAGTAATCAACAGAAGCACTCCAACCGCCTCTCCAAGCAACACCACCGTTGAATTTAATCCATTCCCCGTTGGCAAGGTCAGTATCAAAATTACCGGACGCATGAGCTAACAATGCTCGAAAAGTATTACCGCCGTAGCTAACAACATCGCCAGGATAGTAAGCAGTCGCAGTAGACCACGCACCGCGTGCGTTCATACCGTCTTGGAATACCTGCCATTTGCTAGTGTCGGTAGGGACGTTACCAGTGGTATCGGCAATCGCTCTATACAAGCCGCCGCCATAACCAACAACGTCATTCAAAGCATAAGCAGTAGCGGCGTCGTATGCCCCCAGCGGATTGAAGCCAGTAGAAAATACTTCCCAGTGCGTGGTACTGCTTGGCGCGTTGCCAGTGGTGTCAACCTTCGCTCGATAAAGATTACCGCCGTGAGCGACAATATCATTCAGCGCGTAGGCTACCACCGCATCATAGGCGCCTCTGTTGCTGACACCTGATACAAAAATTTCCCAGTGCGTGGCACTGCTTGGCGCGTTGCCAGTAGTGTCACCTTTTGCTCGGTAAACGTTGCCGCCATAAGCGACAAGGTCATTCTCAGTGTAAACAGTCGAAGCGTTATAAATACTTTGTACTGATACGCCTTCTAAGAATTTCTGCCAGTAGGTAGTGTCCGAGGGTAAATTGCCGGTAGTGTCAACTTTAGCTATGTAAAGAGAGCCGCCTCCGTAGGAGACAAGGTCATTCTTCTGGTAAGCAGCAGTATTGTCATAGGTGCCTTCCCACTGAATGCCATCGACAAACTGAGACCAGTAAGTGGCATTAGGTGGAGTGTTACCTTGAGTGTCAAGCTGCGCGACATATACCTTACCGCCGTGAGTCACGCCGTCGCCGACTTGGTATTCAACTGAGCTGTCAAATACACCAGAGAACTTAAATCCCTCGACCATCAATGCCCAGTAAGCATTATCGGTAGGCAGGTTGGCAGAAGTCTTCAGCCCATAGGTGTAGACATAGACATTACCACCATACTTAACGATGTCATTGGCTTCATATTGCGTAGCAGAGGACCACTCACCGGCGAAATGGAACCTCAGTTTCCCGAGATCAATAAGTTGTGTCATAAGAATTTCACCATTAAGTGTCCGTTGTTAGCCCACTGAAATCGAATAGTGTCTCGACTCCAGACCCACGCTTTGTAATCATTGGCGTCTATGGCCCCTTCCTGAGGAATATGCACTTCACTCCCATCGTTGATAATCTCGACATTTAGGTCGCCTGTGGCGTTGTCTAAACGAAAACCATAGAAAGTCTGTGTCGCTAAATCCGTGCCTGAATAAAATCCAGCCATTATTTAACCCCTGTTAATAAAGATGCGATTACATCGTATGCATCATCTATACCGGCCGTAGCAATTAGCTGATCGCCAGCGACCATAACTATTCGTCCTTTCATCACCTCGGTGTTCTCGCCATTCATTACGCGTAGATCTTTGGCTATATATGTGTCGCCGCTGCTACGTCGCAGAATTAGTGAAAACGGAACAATGGTGCCGAAGACATTTGCTGCATTGCATCCAATCAACAACGCTTTTTCTGACGCGCCTACTGTGTAGATAGTTGTCTCAGTTACGCCTATGTCGCTCGATATTGCATTAACAAAGCTAGTAGCCATTATTCACCTCTAGCCTAGAGCAATGGCCATAGCCATTGCCTCATCTGCGGCGTCTTCTTGGATGTCATCCATTACTGCTTTAGTCATCCTAAGCTCGACTTTGTCGCCC